AGAAATAGAAGAAATGCTAGATCGTGCAGCTAGGCGTGGGGCTAAAGAAGCCCTACGTTCTATTGGCTTACTAGACGATGATGCACAAAGAGATATTACAGAGATGCGTAGCTTGTTGGAAGCTTGGCGTGACACTCGTAAGTCTATCTGGTCTACAATAGTAAAATTAGCTACCGTTGGAGTCCTGACGTTTATCGCAGGTGCGGTATGGATGACAATGGGTAAGTAAAGGTAAAGTAAAATGGCTGGTACAGCATATATTATTAAGACTTCAGATGGTGTAAGTCAGATCAACTACTCTGATGGTTCTGTACAAACAGGTACAGAGGAGCAGTTACGTGAGACACTGGCTTCTAACTTGCCTGACTACGATATTAAAGTAGTTAGTAGAGACTACTCTTCTGCTGACAATATATCAAAGCACCAAGCGAAGTATGAAGAAATTGGTAATTATGCTTCTAAGCAAATGGAAAGGTTTGGCTCTAGTTCTAGTACACAAAGTCAAACAAGCCAAGCAGAATCTGATACATTTGTAGACTCAGGTGGCTATAATATCTCTGAGAGCGACAAGAAGTTCTATGATAAGCAGGGTAACCTCCCTTCATATATTCAAGATGACTTAGATAGAGTTACTGGTGAAGGTGGTAGCGGTATCCCTTCTGATCCTGATGACTACACTATTAGTGGTGGCAAAGGTAACTGGACTATTACGTGGTCTGACGGTACTACTGCACAGACTACTGTACGTAACCCTGCTAGTGCTGCTAATGATGCCCGTCTTCTAGCTAATGCTTTTAAAGCGAGACAAGTAGGTGCTGGTGGAGGTGAATCAGCTAAGTCAGCTATTGATCGTTACATTGCATCGTATGAGCATTTCATTGCTACAGGTCAAGACGATGGCGGTGGCTTTATTAATAAGCAGACTGGTCTACCTATAGGTGCTAATAACCAAGCTGAAGCATTCTTGATGCGTTCAGGTAACTACGTAATGTCTAGGGATACAATGTTAGGTATCTTAGATAATAGTAGTTCCGCACTTAAAAAGTCTTTAGGTCAAGGTTATTGGTATGATGGTATGCCTCAAGCAGGTCAGACTGCTGATGCATATGAGTGGAGTCAAGTACGTGACCGTGTAGCAGATAACCTACTAAGCAATGTCTTAGGCTCTGTTTCAGACAACCGTGACTTTGGTAAGCTACTAGCTGTTTCAGCTTATAGTGCTGATGCTTTTGTTAATGCTGTATCTGTAGCTAACACACAAAGCTATACAGTAGGTGAGCCTACATGGAACCCTGAGACAGGTGAGTTCCAAGGTTATAACAGAGGTCAAGTCTCCTTTGGTATGGTTAACGGTCAACCTATGATGACAGGTGTGGCTGGTAACAGTGGCTTAAGTAAGCAGATACTAGACGGTCTGTGGGTTTCACCTGATGACATTCAAGGTGTTGTAGAGGGTGATGTATATGATAATTATCAAAGTTACTATGATAAGTTCCGTAAAAGCTATGAGTTCTTGAATGACTATGACTTCCTTAACCTTAAAGGCTTAGATAATAAGATCATACAGAAACCTGCTGATACATCAGGCTTAGGTGTACAACCTAATATGAGTGGCAATGTAGACTACTCTGGTACAGGACAAACTGTAGACTATTCTGGATCAGCAGTACAGCCTAACATGACTCAGACATTCCAGACATCAGCATCTGCCCCTGTTACGTATGATCCACAACAAGTAACACAAACATATCAAACTTCACAACCTGCTTTAGCTGGTTCTGCTACAGGTACATACCCACAAGCCCCTGTCTCTGGTACGTTTAACTTACCTACACAGACTGCTGGTCTATCTGCTGTACCACAAACTATTACAACTAAGACAGACTACACTGGTACAAACATGGCTAACCTTACACAGCCATCACAGGGTGTAGGTAGTGTACAACAAGTTGCGTATCAGAATCCAGCTACACAGCAGGTTATCCGTATGACTGAGATAAACGGTAGCCCTATCGGTGTTGTACCTCCAGGCTTCCAGAAAGTTACCTCTGCTGCTAAGGGTGCTTACATCAATGGTTACAACGAAGGTGGTTTAGTAGAAGCTGAGAAGACTATGGCATCTAAGTTCCTTGGCTTCAAGGGTGGAGACTTAGAGAAGTTCTTAGAGGCTAACCCTGCTGCTGCAGCTAAGATGGGTAAATACCGTACAGCACTACGTAACAAGATGACACAGAAAGGTACTGTGTTTGCTCAGGGTGGTACATTCGTTGATGCTGCAGGTCAGTTAGCTAACGTGTCAGGTATGGGTGATCAGTATCAGCAACAACTAGCTGCAATGCAACGTGGTGCTATCCAACAGACAATGCAACCTGTACAGTCTAACGTACAGATGATGGTGCCTGATTCTGCAGACTTTGTGTCAGGGCAAGCAGGTCAAGCTTACCCACTAGCTCCTTTTGCACAAGCTGCTACAGTACCGTCTACTGCACAGGCTGGTATGCCTATGACTGCCGCTGCATCTACGATGACTACAGGTGCTGCTGCTCCTGCTGTACAAGCTCAGACAGACGCTCTACAAGCCGCTACAGGTGTTGTATCACAACCTGCACAAGTAGAAGCTGCACAGCAAGTAGGTACATCTATCTCAGGTATTGATGCTGCACAGGGTAACGCTATCCTCATGGATAACCCAGTACAGCGTGAGATACAAGAAGGTGAGATCATTTCTGGTGCAGCTAATGCAGAGAAAGCTGCTGCGTTTACTGAACAAGTACAAGCTGCTACAGCTACACCATCTAATAAAGCTACAGTTGCAGGTCAGTTAGAAACACTTATGGCTGACTTCGAGGGTGGGGAGACACCTGCTTGGGCTGCTGGGTCTATGCGTACAGCCATGCAGACACTAGCTGCTCGTGGTTTAGGTGCGTCTAGCCTAGCAGGTCAGGCTGTAGTACAAGCTGCTATGGAAGCTGCGCTACCTATCGCTCAGATGGATGCACAGACTATGGCACAGTTTGAAGCACAGAACCTGTCTAACCGTCAGCAACGTGCAATGCTAGCTGCTCAACAACGTGCTACATTCTTAGGCCAAGAGTTTGATCAAGCATTCCAAGCTCGTGTAGCTAATGCATCACGTATCGCTGATATAGCTAACTTGAACTTCAATGCTGAGCAACAGGTTGCACTAGAGAATAGCCGTGCAGCTAACACAATGAACTTAACTAACCTGACTAACCGTCAAGCTATGGTTATGTCAGAGGCTGCTGCATTGTCACAACTAGACATGGCTAACCTGAACAATAGACAACAGGCTGCTGTACAGAATGCTCAAAGCTTCTTGCAGATGGACTTGACTAACTTGTCTAATGAACAACAGACTGCTATATTTAAGTCACAGCAAAACATTCAAGCTCTACTTACTGATCAAGCTGCTGAGAATGCTGCTGCACAGTTTAACGCTACGAGTGAGAATCAGACTAACCAGTTCTTTGCATCACTTACATCACAAGTATCACAGTTCAATGCTACACAGCAGAACGCTATGGATCAGTTCAACGTGAATAGTGTTAACGCTCTACGTGAATTTAACTCAGAGCTACAGCAACAGCGTGACTTGTTCAACGCACAGAATGGTCTTGTAGTTGCACAAGCTAACGCACAGTGGAGACAGAACATTGCTACTATGAACACTGCTGCACTCAATGAAAGCAACGCTACCTTTGCTCGTACCATCAACGGACTTACACAAGTTAACATGGAACAGATATGGCAGCGTGAGCGTGACATCATGAGCTTTGCATTCCAGACAGCTAACAACAACGCTGATCGTGCTACAAGTATCGCTGTTGAACAGCTAAGAACAGAGGCTACAAAAGAAGCTGCTGAAGGTACTAAGAGCGCTGGGTTTGCTCAAGCTGCAGGGGCAGTTATAGGCGCTATCATAACAGGATAATAAAACATGGCAGATTTTAACTATGATATGTTTAGCTTGGGAAATACAGCTAAAGAGAAACTAAGAGAAGTATCCCAAGAAGGTGCTGTACCTGCAGGTATTGGTGCTAAACCTGCTGATGAACAAGAGCCTATGGATAAAGGCTTCTACGAAAGTATGTACGAAGCTATCATGTCTTACTTTGATAACGCAGAAGAAGCTGATAAAGTTTTAACAGGTACTAAACCTAGTCGTGATGCAATCCGTGAAATGACTCTATCAGAGTTTGATAATATGACACTACGTTCTGCTGAAGAGGCAGGTGTGTTACGTCAGGACATGGGTAAGACTAAAGCTGCTGTACCTGAAGAAAGAAAAGAAACACGACTAGTAGATGTAACAGACACAGAGTTAGGTAAGTTAGATAATGTTGGACCTCTTGAAGAACTGGCAAAAGATATTGATCCTGGTACTATTGATACAGGTGAGCTTGATGCTGACGGGGTGCAGCCTACCGATGGGAAAGGGTTGATGAGTCCTCGCCTTGATATTAAGGGAGAGACACCAGAGAAACCTCGTATAGGAGATGTTAACTTTAGTCCTATAGAAGAATCAATTAAAGAAAAGACAAATAAGTTTTATTTAGATATAGGACAAAAAGCAGAAACAGACCACGGCTCTGTACCTAAACCAACAAATGATACGGCTGAGAAAGACATACCTGAAGCACAACGTAGTAAAGATGTAGGGTTTGGTCACAAAGTAAAATCTTCAGAAGAAGCATCTGGGGAAATACATGGTATCAAGTTTAAGAATGAAGATGGTACATACATAAAACTAACGGAAGCGCAAAAAGTAGAAATACTTAACAAAGATATGGCTGCAGAACTAGCCTTAGCACGTAGTGGTTACGATGGAAAAGAGGGATGGGATGCAAAGCTTAAAAAGCTAGGTATTACATGGGACGAACTAGACTATAAATATCAAAACGCTTTAACATCTTTAGCCTATAATGTAGGTGGTGCAAAAGCAGGTACAGGTTGGACTAAAGTATTACAGGCTGCAAAAGACGGTAACGTAAAAGAGTTTGCGAAGCAAATGCGTAGAAAAGACTCAGGTAAAAACACAGCAGGTATGGATAACCGTGTTGCTAAAGAACTATACTATGCTGGCATTATATCAGGGTTAGACGATGTTTCGTCTGTGCTGCCTTTAGCAGATGCTACAGTCTCTGGTGTACCACAAAGCGGTGACGCATAATGTTCGGTTTACCCCTAGAGTTAATTACAATGTTATTCTCCACCGTGCTAGGTGGGGTTATGTCTATCTGGGGGCAGTCCATGAAAGCCCGTCAGATGCAGAACGAGATGCTCATGCAACGTGCAGAGTTTAACCGTAGTGCTGTAGCTGATGCACGTGATGCAGGT